GCCAGAAGATGGCAGACCGCGTATTGTTCGACGTAGAGATGTGGAACGGCAAGTCAGTGCAGGAAGAGCAGGTTGAGGGAGTCATGCGGGAGTTAGCCGATAGCCAGTACGGGGCGGCAAATGACCGAATTGCCGGGAATAGAACGCGGCATGTAATCTCGTAAAGGGGGTTTGGCGTGGCATCGTTGACGATTAATCAGCTTATCACCCAGACGCGCCGAATCATGGACGCCGTCGATAGTGACCGATGGTCTGACGACGAGCTTGCCGACACCCTGAGCTATGTCTACGATGCCGAGTGGAGTCGCCTCTTGCAGGCGGCGCCATACTACCGGTTCCAGTCCGTCTCGGTCACGCCCTCTGCGGCTGGCACTTTCCCCTTGTCCTCATTGAGCACGGGGGCAGGGAACGCGCAGAAGAACTTCTTCCGCATCCTGTCGCTGAACGACGGGAATGTCGAGTACCAAGAGACCCGCTTTCAGGATGTGCCGCTCGGCACGACCAACGGGTACATCCCCTATCTCCGCAAGATGTACTATCTCGCCGGAGAGAACTACCAGATTCTTCCGGGCGCGGCAACCCCGCTAAATGCGGTCGTGAACTACAAGCCGACCAGCCTGCGGGACTACATTGACAATGGCGCTATCGACAAGTGGGATATTGCCATTGACTGGCCCGAGAACAGCGAGCTTTTGCTGGTCTATGAGACGGCGGCGCGTTCGCTCATGAAGGGCGGCGAGAGCCTCCAGACAGCAAGCGCCTTCCTCAAGATGGCGGCAGATGAGCGTGCGGACTTCCTCGACGAAATCCGTCGCCGGACCATCAACCCCACGCGCATGGCGTATCCAGACCTTGCGTCTGACTGGGGTGGCTGATGCGTGACGGGCAATCCAGTTTTGCTGGTGGCCTGAACACCGTCTCTGATGACTCGGCCCTTCAGGCCAATCAGGTACGGCTCGCGCAGAACGCCCGACTGACGGAGTACGGCGCCATCACGAAACGCTTTGGGAGCGTTCGGCTGGCGACGGCGGCACTTGGCGCATCTGTCCGGAATGGCTTTAGCTGGTTCCGGGACAATGGCGATGTGCAGGGGCTGGCAATCTCCGGCAATACCCTGTACACCATTAACATGCTGGCAACCCCGGGCTCCACGGCGTGGAGTGCGGTTGCCACAGCAACCTTCTCGACGACTGTGACCCCGACCTTTGCGGCATTTCGCAACACGGCGGGGAATGATGTGGTGTTTATTGCGGACGGTGGCCTGCTGAGCTTCTGGGATGGGACGAGCGCCACCACGGATGAGCCGGACACGCAAGATGTTACCTTCCTCAAGGTGCACAATCAGCGGCTCTGGGGTGCCGGGTCATCTGCCTTCCCAGACTCTATCTTTTATTCGGCGCTCAACGACGGGCAGAAGTTTGCCCATGACGGCGGCGGGCAGATTGTCGTCCGGACGTTCAGCGACGAAAAGATTGTCGGGCTTGCCTCGGTGGGCTCGTCCCTGCTCATCTTCCATCGCCGTGGCATTTCCCGCCTGACGGGCTTTGGGCAAGATGATACGACGGTCCAGCCGGAAGGCGTGTCGTCCCAGACTGGGACCATTGCGCCACTGTCTATCGTCGAGACCGACGGGGCCGCGTACTTCATCTCGGACCGTGGGGCGTTCATTGCGAGCGAGGGTGGGGTTGCGCCACTAGGGTCGCCTGCCTCGCCAGACCCCATTCTGCCGCTGGTCAAGAACCTGAGCACCACTTCGCTTGCCAATGTGCGCGGGGTGCTGAGCCGTAAGACGCAGGAGATTTAGTGGTTCATTCCCGGGCAGGGGGTGTACGTCTACCATCTCATCTTGCGTGCGTGGGCTGGGCCGTGGACTGGCGAGTACCTGACGACCTCATGCTTTTGGCCTAGCTTGGCTGGCTCATCCGCGGAGTCGTACGCCATCAGAGGCGACACAAGTGGGCAGGTGACGGTCTCGGACTATGTCGGTGCCCATAGCGATGGCGCGACCGTGACCAGCTTGGACAGCGGCAATCCTATTGTTATGAGCGTGCAGGCGCGACGCCTGTACTTTGGGGACGACGCAGTCTCCAAGGCATTTCGCTTTGGCTATCTCACTGGCATTGTCCCCGGCGGCGACACGGTGACGATTAGCTGGTCAACTAACTTTGGCACCTATCCATCCAAGAGTATCGCGGCTCCGGCTGGCGGGGTGTGGGACGCGGCGGGTGCCACTTGGGATACCCCGGGGCAGGTATGGGGAGAGTCTGGCGGCTCGCAAAACTACCGCATCCAAATGTCTGGGCAAGGATACTACCTCGATGCCACATTTGGACATTCTGGATTCAACGAACCTATCATCAGCCGTTGGCAAGTTGACGGCTTCCCGCTGGGCAGGAGATAACCATGGCTACCGAAGTCGGCAATCATCCAATCAACAGCTTCACGACCCCGCAGACCGGCTCGGCGCTTGAGTCGTCGGTGGTCCGGAACAACCTGAACACCATCCAGACGGCGTACGTCGCCCACGATGCGGACCCCGGAATCCACCTCCAGTCTGGCACGCTTCCGGCGGCTGGAACCAGCGGGCGCAAGTGGGTCACGGCGACGACCGTTGGAGGTCGCGTGCAGTACAGACTCCAGTTCGACGATGGAGCGGCGTGGCAGGAAGTCACTGGCGTCACCTTCCCCATCACCAATGGTCAACCGGGCATCTACGATGCTGGAAATATCGGCACCGGCCTGACCATTGACTGGAATAACGGGCCGATTCAGAAGGTCACCCTGAACGCCACAGGCCAGACGCTATCATTCAGCAACCCGGTCGCCGGAAGCTCGTATACGCTTATCTTGGTGCAGGATGGCTCTGGAAGCCGGACCGTCGCGCTGAGCGGCTGGGACTTTGGCGACAACACGCCGACGTTCAATGTGTCTGCGAATAAGAAGAACGTGGTGTCCGGCCTGTATGATGGCACGGAGTACCTTGCGGCGTTTGCGGTCAAGGGCGCGTAATGCTTGTTCCTCGGATGCTGGTCTCTGCGGTCCCGGCAAGTGGCTCGACGAGTAGCATTTCGTCGGTTACAGCCTATACCTCTACCACCATGTCATGCATAGACGAGTGGAAGGTCACGGTGGACTGGGTCATTGCGAATCCAGACAATTCCCTGTACTCGCTTGAGCTGTTGTTGGAGCAACCGTCAACAACGACACTGCTGACGAATCAGACATGTGCATCTGGGACGTATGTGTACAGCACGGGCGTTTCTGCTGACCCGTGGGATGGCTCTGGGGCGCCTCCGATTACTTCGACAAGCGTTCAGTTCCGGCTCCGTCTCGTGCGTCGCTCTGATAGTGCAGTCATTGAAAGCTCTGACTCAAATGTTGTTACTGTGTATTGGACCGCTTGCTAGCCATACGTTATGTCTGTCGGCGACTATGACCTGAGTCCGTTTACGCTTCCCGTCGGGGACATTAAGGACACCCAGACGCGGAACAACGACAACCTGTTGCGGACGAAGTTTGTCGCGCATCAGGCTGATGTTGTCGCGCACCCAACCAGTGGCTTGTTGGTTGACCGCCCGGCAGGCACGGGAAGCTATGCTCTCTACGCCACGACAGACGCTGGTTCAAACGCCATATATATCGACCTGCCAAGTGGATGGGTGCAAATCTCCGGCGGTGGGGCGACTGGCCCGACGGGGCCTGCTGGCATTATGGGCTTGCCCGGAGCGCAGGGGCCGTCTGGTCCGTCTGGCCCAACCGGTCCGTCCGGCTTGCCCGGAATCATGGGGTTGCCGGGAGCAGGTGGGCCGTCTGGGGCATCTGGACCGACCGGACCATCGGGCTTGCCGGGCATCATGGGGCTTCCCGGGGCACAGGGACCATCTGGACCAACAGGACAGACCGGGGCAACTGGACCGAGCGGCCTGCCCGGAATCATGGGTTTGCCGGGCGCACAGGGGCCGTCCGGCCCATCTGGGGCAACTGGACCTACTGGAGCATCCGGGTTGCCGGGCATTATGGGATTGCCGGGAGCAGAAGGGCCGTCCGGTCCGGCTGGTGCTACTGGAGCCACCGGCCCTACTGGGCCGTCTGGTTCCCCGGGGATAATGGGACTCCCCGGCGCACAAGGACTAAGCGGACCAAGCGGGCCGACTGGTGCTACTGGGCCTACCGGGCCAACTGGCCCTAGTGGGCCGACGGGCGTAACCGGGCCATCCGGCCCTACTGGCGCTACTGGCCCGACCGGGCCGACGGGCGTGACCGGGCCGACCGGCCCCACCGGAGCGCAGGGGAATGTTGGTGGCCTGAGCTACACGTTCTCCACGACGACCACCGATGCCGACCCCGGCGCCGGACTGCTCCGCTACAACAATGCTACCGTGTCGGCTGTCACCCAGCTCTATGTGGATGACGTTGACCGATTCGGCACGACCGTCTCGGCGTTCCTCGATGAGATGGACTCCAGCACGAGCCCGGCCCCCAAGGGCTATCTGATTGTGCAGTCCAACGTCAATGCCAATAACCGGACGGCGGTGTTCGGCATTACTAGCGTGACCGCGCTGACCGGCTACCGCCGGTTTGTGGTGACGTATGTGTCCGGCTCAACGCGCCCGGGCAGTGGGGAAGAGATTGTCCTGTCGTTCTCACGCACAGGCAACCTTGGCACGACTGGCCCAACTGGTCCGACCGGCGTTACTGGGCCGACTGGACCAACTGGAGTAACTGGCCCGTCCGGTCCCACTGGTGCCAGCGGCCTTCCGGGCATCATGGGGCTTCCGGGAGCGCAGGGCGCGTCCGGCCCATCCGGGCCTACTGGGCCATCTGGCCCATCGGGTCCGTCAGGTCCTTCCGGCCCATCCGGGCCATCGGACGGCGACTATATCGTCGTTGTCAAGTCGGCAAACCAAGACGTTACCAATGCGGGCCAGACCAATGACTCTGAGTTCTCATTCAGCGTGGCGGCAAATAACCGGTACGCTGTTCTGATGGACCTATACGTCAGCTCCAACAGTACCGCTGGCGACTACGCTATGAGCTTTGCAGTTTCAACCGGCACGATGAAAGGCATTGGCACGGTCCAGACGGTGGACGGAACCCCTGCCGCCATTAACTCCGTCATCAATGCCTCGGCGGCGGCAAACACCGGAAACGTTACCACTGGCACCCCGGCTGACCTTGATGTCATTATTGCGGTGCGCGTGCAGTTTGCATTTACCTGCACCGCCAACGCGACCTTCCGGTTCAGATTTGGCAATGCCGCGACAGGTGGCGGTCGTACTTCACGCACGAACAAGGGCAGTGTCATGCGTCACAAAAACATCACCTAAGGAATAGTTTTATGGCACGGTTCTACGCGAGCTTTGACAACAGCACGGTCTCCAGCATCGAGGCAGGCACGACGGATAATTTCTATCAGCGCCTCAGCATGACCAATGGCTCTACCATTAAAAGCGCCTTGGTTTCCGCTCGGGACGCACTGTCTGCCGGTATGTACGCCCAGCTAGACACCGTCAACAAGAACGGCTTGCTTGGCACCACCGTCCCAACAAACGGTTACACGATTAGCGGAGGGAACTTTTCCGGAAGTCCGACCAACACCGTGTATACCAACAGCAACGCGGTCTGGCAGACTGACCCGCGTGCGGTGCGTACGACGACGTCAACTGTGACAAACATTACGGTTGCCAACTCGACGGCGGTGAGTCCTCTGGACCCGTATTCGTTCTCCTCTACGCTGTACACCAATGCGACGACCGCAGTGCAGAATATGCTCAGTGCCATCTCTCCGCCATCTGGGTTCTCCGGCAATGGCCCCTATGCTCGGATTGGACTGGACTCGTTCCGCACACTGGCTTCAATCTGGACCGACCATGCGCTGACGTTTGTGGCATGGGACGACTATACGCCCGGAACCGTGCAGAGCCTTACTGCGGTACCGTTTGGCACAGCCGGGGCGTTTACCGTCACGGCAAGCTGGCTAAACTACCAGTACTCCAATGACGAGAACCAGAGCGGCAAGGTTCGCGTTCAGATGAGCCTTGGCTCAACGACTGGCGGGAACAACTACAGCTTTGACTCTGGCCTGATTACTCCTCCCCTAACCAAGGAGGTTCAGTGGAACTTTGCGCCTACGGCTGACAGCTACCTTCTTAATGTTTTTGTCATCGTGTATGACGCCGTCATTCCGGCGCATGCGGGGACCGCCGCATCGGTCCTCAATCAAGCCATCACGGTTGTCTGATGCGCCTTCACCTTCTTGGGCTCCCACACACTGTCACGACAGATGAGTTTTCGCATTGCGCGTTTACCGGCAAGGTGAAGAAGTTCTCCCCCATGATGCGCCCCCTCGGCTACGAGGTGGTGCATTATGGAGTGGAGGGCTCGGACAGCGGGGCGAACGAAGAGGTCACGGTCATCACCCGAGACGAGCAGGCGGCGTTGCTTGGGCACCGAGTAGAGGATAGTGTCCAGTTGTACGAGTCTAACGCCCGTACGGACAGCAAGCTTTTTAAGCTTTTCAATTCCAACCTTGCGGCTTTGCTGAATGAGCGGGTCCAGCCCGGCGAGATTGTCCTGAACACCTTTGGCTATGGGCACTACGACGCGGTCCATGGGCACAAGGGCGTCAACATCGAGTCGGGGATTGGCTATCCTAATTCTTACCAGAAGTTCCGGGTCTTCGACTCCTATGCGTGGATGGCCTACCAGCAGGGCAAGAATGGGACGGACGGGAGTGGGTACGAGTGGGTGGTCCCCAACTACTTCGTGTCAGAGGAGTGGCCTATCACCCTTATCCCTGAGGGATATGTCCTGTACTTCGGGCGGCTGGGCTACCACAAGGGGTGCCATATCGTGGCAGAGATTGCCAAGCACATGCCCGAAACCCGGTTCATCCTCTGCGGCCCGGGCGACCCCTCTCCGTTCTTGACTTCTCCCAACATCGAGTATATGCCGCCGGTGCATGGGCTGGCCCGGGCTACCCTGCTGGGAAATGCGTCGGTCGTCCTGATGCCGACCCAGTACATCGAGCCGTTTGGCAAGGTCGCGGTCGAGGCGATGTTGACAGGCACCCCGGTTTTAGCTAGTCCGTTCGGCGCCTTCCCTGAGATTATCGAGCAGGGGCGGACCGGGCTGATGCCACGGGTTTTGTCGGAGTGGGTCAATGGGATTGGTGTAGCGCAGACCCTTGACCGTCGCTACATTGCTAACAGGGCGCGTGAGCGGTATGCGCTATCCGTTGTCGGACCCATGTATGACATGGTATTTCGGCAATTGGATGGGCTCGTTCGTGGGCTTGACTGGTACTCCTTCCCGAGTAGGTGGTAGTATGAAAGCGGCCTTCTGGAAAAAGAAGAGACCCAAGGGACCGGCGACCAAGTTGACGCCGGAGCAGATTGCCAAGGCCAAGGCCCGGGCAAAGGCCGCAGGCCGTCGCTATCCCAACCTTGTCGATAATGCGGCAATCGCCAAGGAGGCCAAGCGTGGCTAAGAAGGCCGTGTTCACCCGCGCTGGTGAAAGCTTTTCCGGCTATAACAAGCCGAAGCGTACGCCCGGGCATCCGACGAAGAGCCATGCGGTCCTCGCCAAGGAAGGCGATGCCGTCAAGGTGATTCGGTTTGGACAGCAGGGCGTGTCGGGCAGTCCGCAGAAGGAAGGAGAGAGTGAGTCGTACCGCAACCGCCGCGAGTCATTCAAGGCTCGCCATGCCAAGAACATTGCCAAGGGGCGGATGAGTGCCGCCTACTGGGCAGACAAAGTCAAATGGTGAGACCATGCCTATCAAGAGCAAAGCACAACAGCGTTTGATGTTCGCCGCCGCCGCTGGCAAGGCGAAGACTGCTGTACCCAAGAAGGTCGCCAAGGAGATGATTGAGGCGACCGAAAAGGAAGAGTACGAGGATATGCCTGAGCGCGAGATGTCGGAAGACAAGGCGCCCAAGAAGAAGCGTATCGTCGTCAAGAAAAAGAAGAAGAAGGGAGGGAAGTAACCATGCTACGGAAAGTCGGACGCTGGGCCTCGGCCCGTTTGCAAGGCACCAAGGGTGTCAAGAAGTATGACAAGTACATCAAGGAAAATCCGTGGGTGAAGACGGCGCTTGGCGCCGGTGACTTGGCGCTTGCCTTCTACGGCCCCGGCCTGCTCGGCAAGGGACTCCAGAAGATTGGTGGCGCTGGCAAGCTGGCTGGCACCGGGTTTGGACGCGCCGCTACGTCGGCTGGCAACTTCCTTGCCGGGACTCCTGCCGTTCAGTATCAGGGACCGGGCACGACCGGGGCTGGGGCAACCAAGGGCATTTATGGGCGCATCGGTCAGAAGCTGATGGGGAGCGCATCCCAGCCGGGCATCGTGCCAAGGCTCGGTGACGCGGCGCGTGCCGCTGGTCGCTTTGCCGCCGATAATCCGTCTGTCATTGGTGCGGCGTTGCAGGCGGCGCCTGCGCTGGCCCAGCAGAGTGCAATGGCCCGGCAGTCCCAAATGATGAATGCGTTTGCGCTTGAAGAGGCGAAGGCTCAGGCGGCTCGTCGGAAGGAGCTAATGGAACTGCTTCGCCCGCTCTTTGTCCAGCTTCAGCAGGGAGGCTGAGATGGCTGAGCAGAACCCGCTGGCAAAGTACCAGCTTCAGAAGATTGGTGGCCCATCTCGGCGCAATACCGAGGGGATGTTCACCAATGCGAGTGGCAATGCGGCGCGTGACGCCCGTCGTGCGGCGCGTCGGGATATGCGACCCATGACGTTTGCGGAGATGCAGGCGGATGGGATTGCCCGTCCTCCGGCTCCCGGCCTTGAGATGTTTACAGGCCCCGCCGAGACGCCGGGGCTTGAGATGTTCACCCCCCAGCAGTCCTCCCTCATTGTTGGGGAAGATGATTACTCTGGACCGCCTGCATCCACCCCGCCAGCAACGGCGACTCCGACAGCGGCGGCAACTCCGCCAATCGGCGATGCCCCAGCCGGTGGGCAGATAGGCTCGTTCGATTCCTATACGGCGCTTCGAAACGCGGCGTTGGCAAACTTGCAGGCACAGTTTGGCGCTCAGCGTCAATCGCTGGATGAGGAGCTAGCGCGTCGCGGACTTTCGGCCTCGACCTTTGGGGCTGGTCGCATGGGCGACTTGGCTGGTCAGCAGGCGCGGGCTACGGCGTCACTTGAGGCCGAGTTGCTTGCCCAAGAGCAGGCGCGTCGTGCCTCGAACAATGACATGCTACTTCGGATTGCAACCCTTTTGGGGCTTGGTGGCTAATGGCAAACTTCGACCTTCTCTCTGCCCTCGGAACGTTGGGCGCTGGCTTCTCTGCCTATGGGCAGGAGCGGCAACGCAAGGACGCGCTGTCCCGCGCGCTGGATGAACAGCAGTTCGAGCGCGGACGACTGATGGAGCAGGACCGGATGCGCCGTGAGGCGGTCGAGCGCGACATCGAACAGGCTGAGCAGTCCCGCACGCGCCAGTCCGAGCGTGATGTACTAGACGCTATCTTGGGTGGACTGCGTCCGCAGGGTGGCTCGTCGCCGCTGACCATCGGTGGGCGCACGTTCGAGGCGCCGTCAATCCTAACGCCTGAAGAGAAAATTAGTCAGGGTGCTCGGCGCTGGAAGACTGCTTTCCCGCAGTTGACTGACGCGCAGGCTGACCTGATTGCCCGTGGCGTACTTCGTCCGGGCGAGGTGCTGATTGACCCGGGGACCCGGTACAATGCGCCGCCTCCTTCTGGCGGTGGGCGGAGGACGACGATGGCGATTACTCCTCCGGCAAATAGCCCCCGCACGCTGTTCATGCAACGGTTCGGAACTACGCTGGACACCAAGGGCACCGGGCTCCCGCGATGAACGAGGAGCTTCTGGCGCTATTCGACGCCGCCGGACAGCGCGGCGAGTTCAAGGACGAGGCTGGGGCCAAGGCATGGCTCAAGTCTCGTGGCTTTAACGAGTTCGGCCTTCCGGTAGAAAGCAAGGGCAAGCCGACCGGGATGGCTCCGTTCGTCCGTGGTGTCGCGGCTGGAGTTGGACCCATGGGATTTGGCGGGACGGTAGAGCGCCTGTCCCGCGCCTTTGGCTTGCCGAGCGATACATGGCGTGAGATGTCGATGGCGCCCGGGCAGGTCGAGATGGAGCGTGCTCAGCTTGGCACGGCCCCTCGTCCGCTTGGGTTGTTTGAGACGCGCCCAGAGACGACCGAGGAAACTTCTCGCCAGTTCTCGTCCGGGGCTGGCGTCGGCGTGCTTGGCACCGAGATTGGCAAGGCGTATGCGGCTGGCA